CGCTTGCCGGTGTCGGGATCGACGTCACCCAAGTGCGCCTCTGCCATCTTGCCGCGCGTCTTCTTGTTCTTAAGTCCAACGATCACTCCCTTCTCATCGATGGGACGAAAATCATGCTCATCGCCATTGATGACGCGATACTTCTTGCCCGTCTCGACGTCATGCACCTCGTGCGGGAGGTGTCGTTTGTGACTGAATGCCATTGCAACGTTGTCGCCTTTGTCGAGACGATTGCGCATGCGATGCCAATTCTGATGTTGGTTCTCGATGCCTTCGCCTTCTTCCAACCCGTTCACGCCCGCCGGTTGCGACACACCCGTCGATGAGTAGGTGTAGTGATGGTTCGGCGCAATCGGATTCGTCGCGTTCTTGGTGTAATCGTAGAACGTCACATCGGGGTGCCCGTTGATGATCGCGGCATGCACGCGTGGGTGAATATCGGAAAGGATATTCAGCCGCATGCCCTGATGATTCCCGTTCGCCGCCGCCATGCGCTTCGAGGCATCGATCTCATCGAATAGCTTCACGGCAAACGCTTCGGGGTCGCGCATGAAAGCAATCGTCTTCTTCAGACTATTGAGTCGCGGCCCTTTGAACTTCGAGAGATCCGATCCGCCACCTAACTTGTAGTAGTTGCCGGAGGTCTTGCCGAGACACGACAACTTGCAGGAGGCGTGATTGGGACACGTATTGAAGTCCCCTTCCGCATACGCGGGTGCGAGTGCGAGGCCCGTTGTCTCGATCCCTTTCTCGGTCCCCGGCAGAGTCACCGGTTTCTGACCCTGATAACCCAGCTCGGATTTCATCAGCTTGCCGTTCTTGCCCAGCAGATCCTTGGCTTTGCCATCCTGCGTGCGACCGACGAAGTCGGCGACGCGATCCTCCATGTGTTTGCTATTCGCCGCTCGATCTGCCGGTGAGAGTTTCAGATGATGCGCAATCGCGGTATCGAAGGCCTGCGTGAGGCTCTTGATGCTGACCTGAACCGGATGCTTTTCAAGATGTGCAAATAGTTGTTCGACTGTCCCTTCGTATGGATTCGTATGCTCAACGCTATCCGCCATTTAGAGATCGGTGGAAGTCATGAACCTTGCGCACGAGATCCGGCGTCGCCTTGTGTCCACGCTTCGAGAGTGCTTCGCTGATCTGCCGCTGATCATCCTCTTCGATACCTTCATTGGTGTGCGCGGCGACATCGGCATCACGCAGCATCTCCTCTGCAGCCCTTTCGTTATGCATCGCGGAGGCATGCGTATCCAAGATGCGACCGGCGGCATTGATCTCGGCGACATCGCGCGAGGTCATCGCTTTGACATGCGTGTCGGTGACTGCGGTTTCCGCTTTGACTTGCGTGTCGTGCGACTTCGACAGGATCTTCTCGCGCTCCACCTGCTGCCAGCCGTGCTCGATCGCTGACTTGTACTTCAATTCCAACTGCATGTGCTGGAGCTGCGTACTCAGTTGCTGGTTCTGCTGTTGGAGCGATTGCACGATCGCCTGTGCCTCTTTGGGGAGGTTCTGGATCTGCTTCGCCATGCCTTGCGGGGACATCGGAGCCAACCGATCGGCAAGGTCCGAGGCACCCGCAAAGTCCATGTTGCGCACGACGATGTCGGATCCGACTTTGACGATCGGTTCGGCAAGAGGGGTCTTGAGCAGCTCCACCATCGACTCGGCCCCTTCCAACCGCTTCGTCTCATACCCGGGACCGGTGTCCATCACGACGTCATACACACCGATGGTCATGTCGTTGATGATCTGGGTCATCGCATCGGCGGATGGGGAAGGTGCAGGCTGATTGATGCCCACCATCTGCGGCACCCCGTCCTCACCGATAATGCGTTGCATGCGCGGCATCGAGTAGTAGAAGGGGATCAGTTGCAGCAGGATCTTGCCGGTGTGCGCAATGGCTCGAGTTTGGTTGTCGTAGTACTGATAGTGACCGATGTCCGAGAGCGCTTGCCGTCTCTGTAGCGCTATGCCAGAGACAACAGCTCCCGGCACATCAGCCACCGGATCGTGAGGCATACCTGCCACTGCCATCAGATCCATTTGCGCCCCCTGTGCGGCTTGCACGGCACCGGCAGGCACCGGCACCGGGGGCATACGCGTCGGCGGCGGCAGGAGTTGCTTGCTGCCGTCGGGTTGTTCTAGGAAAGCAGGCTCATACACCAGAGCGCTGTACGGCTTCTGGTTCGCATCCTTCCATTCGGGATGCCCATCGAGTTGACCGGCGGCGACGATGAAGGGAGCCTTAGGAGCCAGCGCGAGCAGCTCGGTCTCCATGGTGCGCCAGTAGTTGTACATGCGCGCCGGGTCCATCAGATCCGCGACCATTCCTTTGCGGCGCACCCTGCCATTCAAGTCAATGACGTTGCCTTCGCAGCGGATGATCGGGATCCACTGATCAGGGAGCGGATCGTTGCCCTTGGTGCGCTTATCCACCACCTTCTGACCGTTCAATCGGTACCACTCGATCGTGCGACGGGTCGAGGGCCGGGAGATCTTCTTACCCGCCTGCATCGCATAGGTGACCTTCGCGGCTTTGAGATCGGCGGCGAGCTGCTCGATCTGATCGGCAAACATCGTCATGCCGTTCGACATCATGTAGAGCGTGTCGTTGTCCTTGCGCACGCGATAGTACTCCGCGAGTCGGATCTCATCCTTGGTCTCCCATTCCGACATCTCATCCCCATTGCCGGTGCGCAGGAACTCGATGTTGTCGGCGTCTGGATACGCACGCTTGTAATCCTGCCGCTTCATCTTGTAGGTGATCACAGCCCAGTCGGCATCCTCGCCTGCAGGCATGACCGAGGTCGGATCCAAATACACGGTGAACGTGTTGCGGATCGGCACGATTTTGAGTTCCTGGTCAAAGCTATCGCCTTTGACGTAATCCGTCATGACGCGCCAATAACCCCAGCCGATCGTCACCGCCGACTCGCCGCCCGTGTCGTACGCGATCGAGGCATTGGAGATGTTCTCGATGTGGCGGATGAGTCCCGCGATCACCTGCGCCTTCGCGACATCCGCGCCATCCCCCACCGGGTGCACCTTGATGCGGGGTCGCTCCTGGCGCATGTTGTTGACGACGCGCCGCACGAAGGTATTGGTGTGATTGATCGTCAAGCTCGGACGCTTGTCGATCTTGCGCTGATTGTAGAGATCATCGGGCCATTGCAACCCGTCGCGAAAGGCGATCGCCTCGACGCCCTTCGCACGGTTCTCATTCTCAGCCTCGACTGCGATGCGCAGCCGCTCTTTGCACTCTAGGAATATTTCTTCGTCTGTCGTTGCCTGTTTTTCGAGTCCTCGTGGGATCGTGGGCACTACACCATCCAGCCGATGCGGATGCGCCAGTATCCCGGCGCAATGCGTGACCAGTACATCGCAATGACCTTCTTGCTGAATGGCATCGTGATGCGGATGAAGCGCTCATCGACGTCCTCAAGTTTCGCAATACCTTCGACATTAATCGCCATGGGAATCGACTGACGACTGATGGTGATCATTGCATCCATCCCAAGTCATCCCCTTGCCGCGATGGAAACAACCGCTCGAAGTGCGGTCGCGGAATGAGTTTCGACTCGACGCTCGACATGCGGCGCATCATCATCGCGTAACGCGTCGCCGACATGAGGTCATCATTCAATTTCACGATGAGACCTTCCTTGCGATGGTAGAGATTGAATTCTTCGAACCAGTCATTCAGATGTTCGAACACTAGGAGTCGCCCGGTCTGCATGCGATCGAGCATCTCGGTGATCCCGGCCTCGACACCATTGCTGCCGTCGGGGAAGGTCGCACGGATTTTGAGCATGTTGAGTCCGCACTGGCGGTACTGCTCGGCGAGCTGCTCACCGGAGCCTTTGTCGTGCTGCAGACCATCGTGAGGCCAGCCCCACGGCAACCACGCACCCCAGTACTTCACCGCATTGGAGAACATGACGGGCGTCTGCTCCCGCGCCCGATGCGTTGCCGTCACGTACAGGATGTCGTTGTCCCGATCCCAGGCGCATCGCACGGCAGCGCTCGGGTGATCCCAGCCAAAGTCAATGCCGGCAATCTGCGGCCAATGCGCCGGGATCGCAAAGGCCTTGACCTTCAAGTCATCATCGTTGATGGGAAACACGCGTCCGCTCCCGAGTTGTGGAATGCCTTTGGTCCGTGCATCGACTTCCCAGGACTTGTAGCTCGCGATGATGATCGCGCGCTGCTCGGGCGTGAAATGCGCCGCATCATCGATCGACATTTGCGTGAAGTGAGTGCCCGGTTGTTTATCGATGATGAAGCGGCGCACGACACCCGTGATGCCGAGGAGCGGCGTGAACGTGATGTAAGTCATGCCGCCCGTGGCATTGGTGCGCGTCAGGCCTTCGGTGTAGATCTCCTCCGGCGGCTCTTCATCGAACCAAACGAAATCTAGCGTCTCTCCCTGCCATTTTTCTCGACCCTTCTCATAAGCCTTGAATTGCAGCGTCGAGACATCTCCCGACAGATGTCGAACATGCACAGTATCCAGCGCATCTGCCATCCCGCGAGAACTCGTGTGATCGATGATCTTGTCCTTGGGGATGGCTCCGGTGCCGAATTCACCGGGACGACCGAGTAATATCCTTTGTGGATTATCACGGGTGGATTCCCCCGTCACGCCCGAGGCCCACCCGACGACGGATCGCCGCCAGTGTCTCCCAGGCCAATTGCTGGGGTACTCACCCGTCAGATGCATTGCGGTTTCCATACCGGCGGCGAGTGTCTTGCCCAGCTGATTGCCTGCCATCAACAATCGTTCACGGTAATCGAGGCCTGCCGCGTGGAACTCTATTTGTTTGGGATACGGCTTGTAGTCAGTTAATCGATTCCGAGATCGGCGCTTCAGTAATTCCCGTTCCAGGATCTCCAGAAATCTTGGATCGGAGATGCTCAATGGCTGCGACAAGTTCGGCCTCGTTCATTTCTTCCAGTGGGGACACCTGCTTGAACTCTTTCGGCATGAGCGATGCGCAGACTTTCACGTAAGCAATCGGGTCATTGCGCCGACAGTAATCAATCGCGAGTCGTCCGTGCTTGTCGAAATCGTCGGCGAGCGCTTTGAGAAAGGATCCTTGCAGACGATTGCGCGACCCGATTGCGTTGGGGTTTCGCGGCGGCGGTTTCTGTCCTTTCTTGAACATCATCTCGCGCATTTTCGGGGGTAATGTTCGCGGCATCTTTTTCCTCCAGTACGGCAACATCCGCTTCGCGGCAGATCACGCACCATTCACCTTGCGCCCACACGCGAGGCCACAGGTACCCGCCGATCTCCATGCCTCCCAAGTGCACGATGTCGCCGACTTTCACTTCGGTTTTTCGAAACTGTTTCGATTGACGCACGGTGCGATACGGTTTGCCATCACGCACGCCACGCTCGTGGATGTTGGGGTAGCAGCCTGGACCCGCTGCAATCACGACGCCCGCCACGGGTTCGCCGCCCCAGGTTGCCGTCAAGGCAGTAGAAGAGAGCGTTGGCCCGATTGGCTTAACGATGAGCTGATCCCGTAGCGGGCGAACCTTGCGGTCAGGCAGGATGAAGTTGACTGACGTATCGCGCAGCCGCACTCCATCGATGCTCATGATGCTTTCTTTTTCTTCTTCTCGCGCCGATATTCGGAATACGCCACTGCCGCGCGCTGCTTACTATTGCGAAAATCCTTGCGCGCCTCGCTCGATCCCATGTAGCGGGAGACGAAGTTCGACAGGGATTCACCTTTGACCGGTTCCGGCATTATCGCGGTTCCATTTTCTTCGCATGATTACCGTCCTCGATGCGAAACTGCATGCCGCCGCCATCACGATTGTTGCCCGCCTTGGTGCGCGCGACGAGGCTTGCGCCTTGCCCCTTGGTGTACGCTTCCTGACGCGGCAGACCGTTCTTGGTGTTGCTGCGCGGATCGAATTGGATCTTGGGCATGTTATTCCTTCAATTTCGAGCGCACCTGCGAGTGATCGACACAGCCGTCCGGCATCTTAAAGCGCACCCCGTGCGACCCGGAGGACCCCACATGCTCGATGTCGTGCACGGTCTCACTGCCTCTGCTGCCATGCGCTCGACTCATGCCTCGCTCGGAGGCCTTGTTCTCTTTCTCACCACTGCTCGCCATGGGCTTACTCCTCGATTGCGTTTAAGGTGGAAGCGGGTTCCTGAGTTGCACAGGCTCTGTGGGTTATGGACCCACCGTGACTCTGGTTCACTTACCCGCTGGAGAGAGTGACCATTCTGCGCGGAATCTCTTTTTTTTCAGGCAACCTGTCAAGGCTCGAGTGCACGTAGTAATCGGCTCGATCGACGCGTCGTCGCAGGGTTTTTTTGTCAAGACCTAGCACGATGGATTTGTCGGTGAACGTTCCGGCGGTGCCGTAGAACTTGATCAAGAGGTGACGGATGTCGGGCGGCGCGCAGCAGATGATGTGATCGATTTCGGCAATATGCGGCGGCATTTCGCGCAAGTCCTGGGCACCGCGCCCGAACATCGAGCGAAACATCGAGGAGAGTTGCGGCTCGCCGCCGCAGGCCCATAAGCCCCATTCTTTCAATCGTCTGCGGGTCTCACTGATCATGCGTGAGCATTCTGCGCAGCGCCGCAGCGGGGGTCAAAAGAAGATCAATACGATGCCGATCAGTGCCCGTCGTTTTCCTCGACGGGACGGGATTGCTCCAATGCCTCCTCCCGCGACATCTCTCCCGGTTCAAGCGCAGCAGTCGCGATTACCAAAGCCGTTTTGTATGCCATCTCGTTGCTTTGCGGGTCATCCACATCGGGAAACAATTCAGGGCATACGGTCTGATCGACAATTAGTTGCAGAGCCTCCCGCAGCCTCTCATTCTCCCGCTGCAGCCATTTGATTTCCTCAGCCGCATCTCGATAGCGCCCAACTGCGACGGCAGGGTAACCGGCGCGGCCCCACATCGTGGCATCCTCCTGCATCTGTTTGGGATCAAGCATCTGGTTTTCCTGCGTCAGCGGATGTCCCAGGACCATCGGTAAAGCCGATCGGCCCGTAGTGATCGATCAAGACGATGTGCGTATCCCACTGGATCCGCTCGTCGTACTCGTACGGTTTGATGTGCACGGTGTCGTGATCGATGCGCGGAAAATGTTCGGCGGGCAGCTCCTTGTGCCAGTGATCAAAGATCGTGCGCAGGAAACCGATGAGAGCAGTCTTATCGGCAACCTCCACGACGGTCGCCATGCTCTCCTGCAAACCGCCGCGATGCTGCCGGAATTTCATTTCGGTTCTCGCTGATTCGCAATCAGTTCGGCGAGTGCATCGGGATGAATCGCGACCGCTTGCGCGCCGGTCTGCTCCATCAATTCGGTGAAGCGGCGCTGCACCTCTTGACGCATCTCGGCGTGATCGTTGTACACCCAGGCAAGTCGCACGTTGAATCCTAAGAATCCAAAGTTCAGCTCGCGGGACCCCATGTAGATCTCATCTTCATAATCCACATTCAAAAAAGTGAACGTGCGCCAGTTCATCCCGCCCGTGAACCACTCGCTCCAATCTTGGCTCCAGCACACGTTCCAGTGTCCTTTCTCAGCCCACGGAATATCCGTCTTCATAAAAACCCACCCACACCAGGAAGCCTGTAGAGAATCGAAGGCGATAGCAAACCTAACTCCAGTATCAGGATTTCGCCGCTGACCGGCCCAACCTTAGCTACTTGCACCATTGACCTTGCCTTAAATCTGATCCTTCAACCGTACACCTCTAAACCTTGAACCTTGAGTTCCGAGGTTGGAAAGACCGGAGTCGAACCGGTGACCTACTCATTGAACATGAATAGCTCTAACCATCTGAGCTACTTTCCCAGTAGTTTCGTCATTTTCGGGTGACGAGAACGTGCTATCAATTTCCAATTTTTACTCTCGTGCGTTGGGCAAACCTTTCAAACCTCTTCGATCAAATCGGTGACCGCATTCGTCACCTCCAACACTCCATCAATCAACGCGGGTTCGCTGCGATACAACTCATGCCGCCGATCGCGCTCGACGGGGTCGAAATGCCGACGGATCCGCACCTCCGTGATCGGCCCGCCTTGGGTCGTCTGCACGTTCTGCTCCTTCAAGCCCCGATCCGAGAGTTGCGTCCACATGTTCATCTCCAACGTCGCCAGATCCCGACGTCGGTGAATCCATCCCGAGATCGATTTCGTCACTGATGTGCCATCGATGACGATCGTCACCTCGGTCGCCAAGTTGGTGCGCTGGATCGCAACCCGCAAGCGCAAGATCTCCTTCAAAATATCCCCGTGCGCCTGGATCCACTCGGACACTTGCGCTTTTGTGTCGGGATAGGTCGGCGTCTCGATGTTCAAATCCGCACAATACTTGCCGACTTTCGCCCGCAGATCCGTGCACTTCACGGTCAGATCCTTGATGCTCTTCATCGCTTGTATAATTTTCATATTTCACACCGTGACAAACTGCGCCCGCACATCATCGGGGATACCTGCATAGCGCTTCGCATCAAAAATCGCCCGCACATCCTCGGGAATCCCTTCGTACTTCTTCGCCAGCTTGCGCAGTGCGGTCGGCACCTGCGTCGCGTTGTGCAAATTGAACACCTTGCCGTACGCGACCTGAATCTCACTGAAAAATTCCGATTCGGTCATCCCCAAAATCATCGGCACCGCCATGCCGACGCTGCCCCGGTACACAATGCCCGCCTGCCACCACATCTCCCCCAAAATGCAGCGCGGATCGACGTCATTATCGACCACCCCGGCTTGCGAGAAATCGTATCGCCCGGGATGCGTCGTGATCGCCTCCGCCGCCGCCATCATCATCTCGTACTTCGTCATGACTTGAACCTCCTCTGCGTTGGATTGTCACGCCTTCCTCAGTGCAGCGGCTGCTGCTCCTGATCCTCATCCTCATCCTGCATGCGCGCCTGCACCGCGCGCATCTGCGCCCCCAGCATCTGCATCAGCGTCGCGGCGGGCACATTCGAGAGCGTCGCCCCCATCCGATGCCCGTGCTGCTCGATCGAGCAAAACAGGCAAAAGACTGGCTCGAGTTTCACGATGCGCTCGCTCGTCATCAACTCGCGCATCGAGCGACTCATCTCATCGAGCAACTCTTCGAATGCCTGCCGCTCGTCGGGCGAAAAACCATCAGAGCCGAGATCGTGAGTGTCGGTGGTCATGGGGTTGCGCGCTGCGCCAAAAGAGAGACGTTGCAGGGGGGCTGAACTTGCGTTAAGTTTACTTACGGGGAGTGCCGGTGGTCAAATGTTGATCACGGTGCAATCACATCATCATGCCACTCAATGCCAGAAGGGACCTCTGCGGTGAACATCACCCGTGATTCCAAACGTCAACCGTACCCGCATGCGTGGCCCACGGCAGGCGAGGTGCGCTCGGTTCCCTGCCCGTGTTGCAAAGCGCCGCCGGGAGATGTGTGCGTTGACCGACACTCGGACAAGCCCCGGGTCACCAACCATGTGCAACGCCGCAACCATTATCGGGAGATCACCCGCATATGAGCAGCAAAGTCACCCACAATCGCACCCTGCGGCGCAGCGATGTCGCACTCGTGTTCTCCCGCACCGGCAAGATCCGACTGGTCCTCCCCGAGAGGAAAAAAAACAGCGAACTGCTCCCCGCGAATGTCTTACCCGCGCTCTGCGCCGCCATCCTCTTCCGAGTACCCGAGGCCTTGACTCTGGTGCGCGACAAAGTCACCACCGTACTCGCCGATGAAGAAAAAAAACCGTGACCACCCGTGGCGCACACAACCCGCGCCACCCGCCGCCTCCTCCTACTTCGTCAACGGCAAACCGGTGTCCAAGGAAGCCTGGGAGGCGTGGACCAAAGCCATCGATGAGAAACAGCAGCAGAAAAAAAAGGACCCGACATGAAACTCCTCAAGTTCGGCACCATCAGCGAACACACCGATGGCAGACTGGCGTTTCGCGGATTCACGATCGAGGGCGGGTTCCATCATCTGAGTGAGCAGCAACTGGCACGCGCCCTCATCACGGAAGTCATCCTCATCCTGCAGCAAGAGCTGCGCGATCTGGAGTCTGCACCCGCAACCGTGATCAATACGAACTACCTGTTCGTGAAGAACACCCGACAATGAACTGGATCGAGAAAGCCATCCGCCGCTGGACTTACCTCCTCTGGTTCACCCGCGCCTTCTGCGCGTACTCGATCGTCGTGTTGGCGTGGTGGGTGACCCACGGTCGGCTGTGGCTCGGACTCGCACAACTCATCCCCTTCACCGTCAACTTCGTCAACGGTCGGTTCTGCCGGTATCAGCGACAAAAATTACGGCTGCTCTTGATTGCTGCGAAGCGTTCCGGCATCGAGTGACACTTGTTCCCACTGTGTACGAAAAGTGAGCAACTTTTTTGGAACGAATCGAAAAAAAAATGGTCCGCGTGCAGGCGCGAGGCGAAAAAGTAAATCCACGTGGAACGTAGAAATCTTACACCGATAGCACGTCCGAGTCCCAACACTTGACACTCCCTACGCCACTGATCAAAAAGTGACCACCCCCCATGGCCCACTCCCACTACGACACCCGCACCCCACAATGGCGGAAACACCTGCGCGAGTGGAAAAAAATCTACTGGCATAAGGTCCGTCAAACCCAAAAAAAAATTGCGCAGCGCGAAAAAAATTCAACCTGAAAATTAGTGCGGGGGACCACCCGTACCGGACGCGACCGGGCGGCCGGGGCGGGGGGGTC